ATATGATGTGCGGACAGCACGCATCCGACGCTCAGGCCTGTCAGCAGGATCGTCGGCATATATAGACGGGCGATCTCGGCTCCGGTCTCGACATAGACCATCGTCTTGTCGTGCTTCTGCGCCTTGTTGTCGTAGATGATCTCGTCGTCGCTTTCGGCCTCCTTGGCCTTCTTGGAAATATCCACCATCTTGTTCTGATGATGATCCATAACGGTATCCAGCTTCATCGTGGAATATACCGCGAAGCCCGTGGCGGCCACGCCTGCGACGATGCCCGCGCCGATGAGAATCTGCGGGGAATGCTTGTCAAGTTGCAGCAACGCCTTGTTGCCGAAACGTACGATGGTTTCCTTTACGCTCATGTTTATTCCTTTACGTTGAAATATGATCTCGGGGATCTCCGGAACGTCTCCGAGAATATTGTTCAGTATTCGAACGACCACGGTTCGTCGCTGGGACAGAGACGCGCCGTGGCCACACTGGTGCCTTTGTCGATGGTGATCTCGAAGATCGTTCCATCGTCTTCCAGCACCTTGACGCCGGTATCGTCATCGTTTATTCGATAGTCGAGAGCCTCTTGATCGATCTTGGAAAAATATCGACGGACGCGATCCTTCCAGATACGGAGCGATTTTTGATCCTTATCCGAAATGCATCGCTTTTTATCGATGGGAAACAAACCCGTCTTTTCGAAGATGCTGAACTCAGCCATGGTGAGTCCTCCTGTATTCTCTGGCTCTGCGGAGAAGGTCGAGTTTTACGATGACCTGCTCGTCACTCATCTTATCGACCTTCATCTTCCACAAAGGATTGGAATGCCACGCTTCCAGAATATGCCGTTCTTCGGATGCGCTCATCGCAAGCTCTCGGTTCTCGGCATATTGAGGACATAGCCATCACGGCATCGTGCGATGCTCGCCCGTGCCAGATCGCTCCACCCAATGTCGTAATCGGTATATCTTGGGGATATACCGGATGCCTTGAGCAGATCCGCTACGCTGCATAGACCATACTGATCGATGGTGTCCCGCAACGTGTCCATGACCGCCTCGGCGTCACGACGATCCCGGAATGTAATATCATCGAAGTCGTTACGGTTTCGGGCTTCGATCGCACGTCTTCCTGTTGAACGATCTCGACTCATCGATGAATAGCTGGTATATCCTCGATTTGCCGAGTTGTTTCTCGGACGAATCTCACCGAAAATCAAACGACTGAATCCCTGGGATACGGTGTCATAGAGCATGTCCTTGGCAGCCGGAATTATGACATCTTTGACGACATATGATGCTACGTCTCGAAGATCGCCGCCGAAAAATGTCTCGGCGACCTTCTGGACCTTGTTTTTCTTCGTTTGGACGACTTCGCCTTTTACGACTTTGGCGACGGTATTTGCCTCGCCTGTGTCCTGTTCAATCCCCAACGCTTCTCTCGAAACGTCGAAGGTCTCCTTGTCTACTTCCGCCATATGGAACTCCTTTCGAAAAATATGAGGAGAGGATCTCATGTGGATCCCCTCCTCACTATAGTTTATGAGAATATCGCGATCAGCCCTTGACGTTCTGTAGCAGCGTGGTTACGAACGAATCGGCCACTCCATTTTGGGTGTACATCGAGAGCATGAGTTCACCATGGGCTTCGCTCTTGTGGAACTCTTCGATCTCCTCGGGCGTGGCGTGACGGAATCGAGGCACCACGCGACGTTCTCCGGTCTCCTTGTCGATCTTTTCCTCCTCATAGCGGAAGCCGTACGTCATGTCGACGAAGTTCTCCAAAGCTGTGGTCTTCACCGACATGTCGTCGGAGGAAAGGTCATCCGATAGCTTCTGGAGCTTACCGTTCTTCAACATATCGACGATATCGTTATTGCTGAGATGGAAGAGGAAGGTCTTGCTCTGCTCGACGCCATCGATGTCGGTGTAGGTGATGGTCTTCTTAATCATGATATGGTTCCTTTCTGGAATATATGGTTGTTATGGTTGAAAAATATAGGCCCATGTTTCCATGAGCCTATACGTCTATCAGTTTTCATCGGACGATTCGTCGTCCAATTCGAGAATGTCCTCGGTTTTGTTCTCGGTCTCCAGCCTTTGGTCATTCGCCTTGCGGATCGCGTTTACGACGATCTTCTGAGTCACCGATTTGGTCACCACGGTCAGCGCCGTTCCGGCTACCGTGACCGCCAAACCAACGGCGATCTTCTTCGGATCGACATCGGCATTCTTCGCAAGGTTCTTGACAATGGCATTACCAAGAGCTTCACCAAATGATTCCTTCATTGTAGTTCCTTTCGTTAATGAATCACTTCATTATATGACATGATTTCATCACGAATCAGTACCTGCGTGTCGTATCCGCCACCGGACTTGTGGAGAACCGCATGACCAGACACGGGATATTGTTATCGGAAAGCATCGATGAAAACGAAACATTGAGTCGGTCGTCAATGGTCCATCCGAGCTCCTCGCCGATCGGAGCAGGATCGAGACCGAGTTTGTCATAGAACTCATTGAGACTGACCCACAGGCCGGGACCGTTGATAAGCTCGTAGTTGAGATCATTCACGGCTTTGCGAATGGATTCCGGATCAGAATGGAAATATCGGTCCATGAGCTGATCGTAGCACAGAACATCACCGATTCCCGGAATCAGATCCTGATCGGATGGAGGGTTCTTGCGAATATGTTCCTTGGAGATCTCATCATCGATTTCCTGAGCCTTCTCTTTGCCGAGTTCCTCGACGATCTTGGTCCGGTATTCCGATGCGGCCTTGGTGGCCATGGTGTATGCCGATGCATAGGCGGCGATCTTTCCGGCCGAGATCTGATGATGGCCGATGACACATGCAATGGTCGCCCCGGCCATGAGGACCGTGGAAATATAGCATGGCACGACGTGCTTGACGACTTCGCTCTTCGGCATATCATCATGTTCCATCTCGATCTCCAGCATGACGTCGCGGGCCTTGACGGCGTCATGGGCAGCACATACGGCCGTACCTACAACACCGGCACAGGATACGACGGTCAGAATCGTACCCGCGTTGTGTTTGATGAAATCCTTGACGGATTCAAGATTCATTGGTTGCTCCTTTTGTTTTCATAAGTCATATCGCCGTAGAATGTTTTGGAAAATGATTCCTTGAGCATCGAACGAAACGCTTCTTTTCGTTCGCTTTTCGGAAGCGTTCTCAAATATCGACGATTCCTGAACAGCACCTGAACGGCTATGAATATGATCCAGGTCATGACGATAAAAGATCCGATCTTGGCTTTCATTGCAATCCTTTCAGAAAAATAAAGGCGCCACGTTTCCGCAGCGCCTTTACG